GCCGAATTAATATATGTGCCAATAGTTGTGAATTATCGTATAAAAAATCGTTATTTAAAACCGTTACGTATTAAGTCTAAATATATAATCAGATTCGCAAAAGGTCCACGGTAACTTTACCGTTACTTGCTGGCCCTATAATAGCCAACTGACTAATCGTTGCAGCCTCATCAAAGATGTCTGGAGCTGGGGGTACGTTAGTAGCAGTAATCTGCAATTCCTGTTGACCGGGAACGGCAGGAAGAGAACTCAAGATAAATGTAGTTGTAGCCACATCTACCACGGGTCCTGCTCCGCCAAACACCGCAGGAATAAATTCAGTATCACTGATAATAATCTTGTAATCACCAGGCTCGATATTCTGATTGGACTCGAGCTTGCTGATGCCGTAAACCCACGTTACATTGTCTACAGAAACAAAGTAAAGTGGGTCCACAGCAACAGCAAAGTCCAATTGGACTAATTGTCCCTCGCGAGGCCTAAGCCTGGGAGGTCCAACTATCCATCCAAATGAGAAATCGTCCGCGGCAGCTTTGAGAAACTCCACCGATGCGCCAGTTTGTGATGTAAATCCAACAAAAGCATGAAGAGTTGAAGAGTCCTCCAACAGTTCAGGCTGCTTCACATCTACACCAGTTATCGCTCTTATAGGAGTGTTGCTGAAAAACGGTGCGGTCACCTCACAAATAGTATTAAGTGCGTTATACACTCTATGTCTAAAAGTGTTGGTGCCTTTTGCTACGCGATCGTAAAATGGAATCGTTATTGCCGCCGGCTCTCGGGTGCCAGGAATACCGTGTGATAACACCATTTCCTGGTACCCACCGGAAACAACAGGACCATTGTACATCGCTTTCCATCTTATTCCGCCTCTAAAGAATCTATAAATATATGAAATATAATCTACTGGGGGTATTCTAAAGGTAGAGATGTTATCCTCTTCAGGGTCGTACAGATCACCAAAATAGTAATTAGGTAAGCTAAAAACAGAGGTTTGGGTTAAAGGAAAAGAAGCGGCCTCGTCAAATCTCCGGGTTAAGTATCTTAAATTCATAATATACTCACCTATGGAGAATTTACAAGGTGCTAACTTATCCTTATGACTAGTACTAAACAATTGGGGTTTATGGGACATGTCGTTGAACCCTTGATCTTGGGCTGTGCCTAACACTTGAGCGACATACTTTGGTCTGGCCTTCACTTCAGCATCTATTTGACGCTTCCGACGCATAGCAGCTTTTGTATAGTTGTCTATGGTCAGTTCAGCAGAAGGCTTACTAGGTACGTATCGCTGAAATGTTGGCACTGCAAACTGGAGATCTGAATCACCAGCTACCCAGATGTTGAATTCAACAGACGGGGAAACAGAATCGGGTCTCCTAAGAACATTGTAAACAGTGATCTGAAGAGAACCGATTGTGGTTCGGGAAAAGGGTTGATCAGTAAGATCGCACGGTGCCCATTCAAGGATATTGTTATAGGGGATGGTAAATTCGATCTCAGATTGATTTCTAAGGTCAAACACCCAGTTATAAGCCTGGTCCAAGTCCACACTATCACTTCCAGGAGTCGGTATATAAGTTATACGCACTCGACCGGAATGATAGGCAGTCTTGGCTGCCTGGATCTTATAACGGAGGCCTCCACGCCAAAAATTGAACATGGATGCTACGTATGCTGTCAACGTTGGTTCGAAGCATGCTTGAGCTGCGTTATACTTGCACCAGCCAGGAGCGACTGGTATCTCGTACAACAAAGTTCCAACATTCTGCGAAGTGTCGAACTCAAAAGAGTCGACGTAACAACGATGAGAGCATACATAAGTTATCGACATATCGTCAACCTTGGAACCGAACATATCACCTCTATGTTGTATTGAATTATCAGGGGAAGATCCAAGCACAAGTCCTGAATCTAGACCACCCGCATTGGTAAATCCAAAGGCGGGAATCTGTGCAAATCTGCTAGGAGTTGCAAGATTCACGCCTTTGCAAAAACCAAAATACTCTGCAACTTGGGCAGCTGCTTTGGTTATCCAGGACAGAGGAGCTGCAACAGGAGCAATCATCGGTATATCACTAGCTACTTCACCAATTTTAGAAATTGTATGTAAAGTAGAACTAATTATACCTTTGCTCTTCTGCGCATCTTCACCTGCTACCTGGGCTTTGTACTTCGAGGCCACTTTCTGAAGTTTCTTAACAATCTTTACATTGTCATCTCCCTTCGCAAGAGCATCTTGTAGATCATTCAGTACAGTACTATTTAACGTAAGGTTATTACGCATACCAGATGGTAAATCAACACTAATGTTGGTAAACCAGGCTTGTACTGTTACTGTAGAATCTAAAAGAGTCAAGCTATTCAAGACGACTAGAAAGAAAGTTCCAATATTACCAACTTGATCCCTTAATCTATATGATGAGTAGGGTGCTACATAGGGGATAATAATATCCGCCGTATTACCAACAGAGGCATCACATATAGTGTAGGGAAAAGCAGTTTTAGAGGTCAGAAAATCAGACGCGACGGCTCGATCTCCAATGGCTTCCACAAAAGGTGTGAAATAACCAAGCAGTTTTCCTTGTTGAAAAGTATTAGCATTGACCATGACTCTAATCGCAACATCAGCTCTCAAAAACGCGAAGTAGTTGAGTTTATCTATCATGTTAGGCGAGGAATCAAACAATGCTTGTGGGAAGTCTAGTTTCAGGAGTTGCTCTCCTCTTATGGAGGAAGGAGTCCAGTCGAATGAAGAGACAACAATAGGACGTGATAACACGTCGACTATCGTATGCACTCTTGATTCGAGGGAATCAGAAATCGCTTTTCGGTCCGGGGTCGTAAGACTTGGCAGGCTGACTTCCATCGATGTTGCATCATCAATGAAACCAGTGACCTGATGAGTCTTGGTCGAGGGTCGCACATCTGGTGTCGCCACAGAGGAGGAAACATCTTGAATAGTATCAAGACGTCCTCGAGAGGATAAATCATCCTTTGTGGTAAAACCAGATGCGGTCTGGGGGGTTGTTGTTGTGTCGTTATTAGCAAGTGTGGTTGTTTTATAGTCGACCTAAGGTACACTTATTCCTAAGGGAAGACTGGAGGTATGCCGAGCTTTTGTTTAAAGACGCGCCATGGCATAAACGGGCTAAATAACCCTCGTCTCTTAGTATTGGATTCAGGATTTGCTGCCTTCATACTTTCCTCCATAGAAAGAAGGCCCCATTCCAATACCGTGGGTGGGGGAGGGGGTTAGTAACCAAAATCTTTCCCAAGATAGTCCAAATAATGGGCTAAAATGGGAGGGGTCAATAGATTCTGGTTACTTAGCTCATCCAATATAGCACTCCATTCTTTGAAAATGGATTCACCATGAAGAGCTAATTCATGGTAAGCTCTGTCAACGTTACTAGAACAGAGAGTGTGAGGGTCACTAGAGTTAGTAACCCACATGGTCATCTCTAAAATAGTATCAAGTTCAAGAGGCGCTACATATCTCATCAAAGAATCATCAAATCTAAAGGTCCGTTTCAAAAAACCTATGTCGTCTAGTGTTTTACTTTTACATAATACACCAGTCTTACTAGCATCAGTATAGGTCATGCCAATATGCTTATATTGCTCCGCAATAGTCTGCATATTGAAGTGATCTATAATCCGATCGCTAATACATAGGGCGTTGTCGTCACCGTAAGCAACCATGTAAACATGGTTGAAGAATTCATTGGGGGTAAGGCCAGTACTTTTACTAAAAACATATACCATCGAGAGGATGTTATATACAGTGTTAATAATAGCAGTACCAGGATTACCGGAAGTAAGAGAGTGTGTCCATCCGTAAATATTATCAGCGTGTAGGTGAAAAGAGTTGACAATATCCGCAAAGATAACCTTGCGAATCTTGTCACATCCATCACGTTCCACACCATTAATCACATCACACACAGACCAAAGGATCTGTGCAGATAAAGTTCCGTCAAAATTGGCGAAGTCTCCATCTATGACATGTTTACCTTTCGATTTTAATTTTAGTGCTAATCGGTGCCAATCCACATCGAATGCATTGATACCAACAGCACTAAAATTATCTATTCGGTTCATCATCATGTGTGCGAAAAATGGGAGATAATATTTACGCATGAAAATTACATAGTCCATGGGGCCTGCAGAGAAAACTCGCGTTTTCCCAGCATCTACCTTGTCTCTAGGGCGCAACTCGTCTTTCAACGTGTCTGCCCAAATAGTTTCAAGGCGGATGCCTTCTTCAGCCAGTCGTTGTCGTTTATCTAAGCGTCCAATTAAATCGGGATGATCTATTCTAAGCTCATCGTCGGTGCCCAACCACTCCTGTTTACCAGGAAGGGTGGTTTTCTTTTGGAAAACCCAAGGGATACCAGGCGAACTTTGCCTATTTATAGATCAAATGTAGGGGTCACCAGCGATCCCTCTTATTGATTCTTCAAGTGTTAAAGGTCCTTTGCGTGTCTTATCTCTATTTTTCTTCAAAAAATTAGTGACAGAAACAACGCATCGCTCCAACATTTGAGTATCAATAAGAGGACAAACACCTCCACATTTCGCCAATCCTTTCATTAGGGGATCGACCAATTCGCCATCAATTTCTTTTCTATAAAGAAGAGCTGGTTTCTTGGTCGATTCTCTAAATTCAGTCATGGGGAAAAAGAGAGGTGACTCACTATGTTTTGTCTTAGTTGGGGCAGGAAGAGGAAACTTATTTTTGCCTATAGGAATAAAATTCCCAGGAGGCAAAGTACAAGTTCCCTCTTGGGGTAAATCTACTTTAATTTGGGCGACGTAACTTTTAACTTGCTTAAGTCCAGTTTCTAGCATCTTCCTTGTTACAGAAACGGCTAGAGCACTACACGAGCGAGAATCAGATACGCCTGCTATATGTATTCCTAAAATTTTACCAATTAACATATTATTACTTGCCACTAAAGGAGAACCGCAATCACCTGGTTCCGTTTCAGCTGGATATTCATATCCATCTCTAACGAAATATTGAGTGATTCGTCCATCATCTTCAGTACAAGTATAATCCTGATAGTCCAGTGCTTTGATATTACTCAACGCGAACATAGAGAATGACAAAATATCATTCTTCTTCGTGTGAATATTTCTCAAATGCAACAGATTACCAGAACTAACATTAAAACTATTAATATCATTTCTATCTACAAATTTACTAACTAAATCTCTATGGGCGGGAACTGTAGTGGGCAACACAATAAGCATTGCGTCAATACACTCCCCGTCCCTATTAACTAAATCAATAAATTGGCATTCTTTACGTCTAAACATTATTCCGTCGGGTACAAACTGATTATAGATCATGCAATCATCACTTAACCAATCTTTTGTGTGTTTTACAGT